TTGAAAAGCATCATGTAAAGTTGAATCTAAGTCTAATTTCCAGTTGTAATCTTTAGATTTTAGTTTGATTACTTTTTGTTCTTCATTTAAACCTAAAACAGAGTCCTTTTTTTTATTTATTTTTTTTATTGATGGTTTATTGATGGTTGTATGATGGTTTGGGGATCGTTTTGCTACTAGTTCTGGTATCGTTTTGCTACTAGATATAGTAGCGTTTTGATACTGGTAGCGTTTTGCTACTAGTTCTGTTTTGCTACTACCATCTATATTTAATTTATAACAATTTTGACTTTTATTATATTTTTTCCCTGCATATTCTGACAAATCAACTTTAGATATATAGCTCTCTTCAATCAAAAACTTTAATCCTCTTGAAATAGTACTTCTAGCGGAAGAACATTTTTTCTGTAAAGTTGTAAGACTTGGATATGATACATTATCATCATTAGCATAATCAGCTAATGCCAATAAAACTAACTTGTAACCTGATTCTTTTATGTCTTGCTCGAAAGCCCAATTAATAGCACTAACACTCATATCAAAGTTCCTTCAATTCGTTAAATTCTGGTCTAATATCTGAAACTTTTACTCTACCGTAGGTTAAATTTTCTATACGTATAGCATTTTTTAAAGATGGTACTTTATCCCCATTTTTCCAATAACTTATAGTTGCCTGCGTAACATTTAACTCTTTAGATAATATTTTCCGAGATGCACTACCGAGCATGTCTATAACTTCATTATACCACATTATAAATTCCATTTATTTATCTTTAGGTTTATATTTTACTATCTCGTTAATTAAATATCAATAAAAAATTAATCAATAGTTGTATAAATTAAAAATAATAATATGATTAAATTCTAGTAATTTATTAACCACAGGTTGCATATTTGTGTGTGTGTATGTATTCTATATACAAACATAGCAGGGAGGGGGATATATACCCCCCTACCAACATAAAATATACAATCATAAAAAAAATATTTGATGAAATATTTTCTAGAAAGCTAGCTAGTTAGAAAGCTAGAAAGATAGAAAGATAGAAAGCTAGAAAGATAGAAAGTTGACAAAATGGTGAAATATGAAAACAAAAAATGAAGAAATAGGAAAAAGAATAATAGATGCTTTTCTTGATATAGGATGGAAAAAAGTAGGTATAAAAAAAAGAATAGCAATTGAGCTTAAAGTAGCACCACCATCAATAACTAAGTGGATGAATGGCTCTGCTATACCTACAATTGATAAAATATTCTTAATATCAGAAATTACAAAAAAATCCTCCGATTGGATTTTATATGGTAAAGATTCTAATTATATAAATAAAGAATCCTTTGTAAAAATAGAAAATAAAAACCAAAGAGAAATAAATATATTGTCATATGTACAGGCTGGGGAATTGACTGATTTAAGCACTGATGAAATAGGCGAAAAAATAAATGTTGATTCTCAATGGTTATCAGATGATATCGATTATTTCGGTTTATATGTTAAAGGTGATTCTATGTATAATGATGACCATCCAAAATCATTATTAGAGGGATCAGTGGTTGTTATAGACCCAACTAAAAATCCTGAAATTGGAGACGTGGTTGTTGTTTCTACACCTGAAAACACATCCACAATTAAATTATTATCTGGAGATCATTCTTGTAAGATATTGAAACCGTTAAATAAATCATACAGTAATATATCTGGAATGAATTTAGAATTTTCAGAGTGTAATATAATTGGAGTAGCTATTATGTCAGTTCATCCACCTAAAAAATTATAATTATATAAAAACATTAAAAAATCTATCAATTTTCATATATTTCATATAAAAATTATTTTAAAAAATAAATATCTCAACCAAAATAAACGCATTTAGTTAAATTTTAATAATATAAACCCAATAAATTATAAATTATAAGTTAATTTAAAATTAAATTACACTTTAGGCTAAAATAATATTGACTCATATCTGTATGGCGTGTATATTAAACCATAAGTTAAATAAATACATGATATACTTTAGGATAAAATATGAAAAAGCAAGGTTTAAAAATTGACAATTTCGATGGATTCAAAGAAGTACATCTTGTGGACGGATTTACAATAATGCAGAGTATACATTACGAACTTGATTTAACATTATTTTCTGAATTGTTTACTGATGATTTATCGGATGGATTTATAGATCATTTCCCTTATGTTATTTATCAATATTTTGAGTGTAAAGGTCTCAACGACAATATCGCACAAAATGCTACTCATCATTTATACGAATCAATCAGAGAAGAGGATTACTTAGACTTTATGCTAACTCTTGATTGTGATTATAACGCTGCTTAATTATTAAAAACAGGATATATAAAAATGAAAAAAATATTAACAAAAAAAGAAGCTATGAAATTAGATTCATATATTGAGGGCAAAGATGGCGAATATAAATATAAAGATAAAGACGTATTGTGGCACATAAGTAGAGACGGTAAAGACGTAATAGAGCTTAGATTATTAAAACCAATTGATCCATATTGGGACGAAAAATTAAAAAGACATATAAAAAGGTGATAAAAAAACAGGAGACATATAAATGAAAATAGTAGAAAAATTAGAATGGATTTTACTTACTGATCGACAAATACACCGACCAAGATATACCGAATCAATCAATAAAAATAAAAATCATTCTAATATTATAGACATCGCAAAATATATTAAAAGAAAATGCTAAAAAAGGAAACACATTATTATGGAAAATTTACAAAATACAATAAATTATTTTGATGCTGATTATATTTCAAGATCAGAATTAGCAGACATACTAGATATGCCAAAAAAACAATATATTGAAACACATATTAATAAAAATATAATAAATAAAACAACTGATGCTATGAATTTTGGAACTGCTTGTCATCTGTATCTACTCGAAAATGATCAATTTGATAATGAAGTAGCTGTATATAGTGGTTCAACAAGACGAACAAAGGCTTATAAGGAGTTTTATGAGCAAAATATAGATAAGATAGTATTGATTCAAGATGAGTTCAATATGCTTAAATCTATGCAAAAAGCAATATCAGAAGATGACATATGCAATGGATTAATTGACGGAATACTTGAACAAGCTATATATATCAAGAATTCCAAATACAAACTAAAATGTAAGCCTGATATTTATAATAATAAATTAAATATCGTCTGCGACTTAAAGACAACAGCAAAAATAGATAACGCATTTTATGGTAAGCTATCAAATAATAAAAGCTATGCAATACAAGCGTACATGTATCAGTTTATGACGAAAATAAAATATAAACTAACAGTAAAACCAACTTTTAAATTCTTGTTTGTAGACAAGACACCATATTCTAATGTTAAGCTTATAACAGCTAGTGAAGATTATATAAATTGGGGAAAAATGTTATTTCAAAAAGCTATGCAATTAAGAGAAGAATATATAAAAGATATAGATAATAATGTATCTAACAAATCAGAGGAAGAGTTTATTAGTCCAGCTGCATGGAATATGAAAGAAGTTAATGAGTATTTTGAATTGAAAGGAGTAGCGTAATGAATATTATAAAGCAACCAGTTGACTTTTTATCATATTATAGTCAACTTAAACCAAAGTTTGAGAAATTATTTGGTGAAAACTCATCAAAATTTGAAGAAGAAAAAACCTATTTAATATCAATATTAACAAAAGATTTAAATCTATTTAATTGCGCAAAAAATAATCCAATAGATTTGCAAAATGCAATTTCATATATAATAACGTCTAAATTAAGTTTAAATCCAGTTTTGGGGCATTGTTATTTAATCACATATAGCGGACAAATAAAACTAGAAATATCTTATAAAGGCATGATAAAGCTAATGACAAATGAATGTAATTTAGTTAGCTGTTATAGTGAGCTTGTTTATTCTAATGACAAATATAAGCCTAATGGAATATATGAACTTCCAACACATGATCGTGAGCCATTCGGTGATAGAGGGGAACTACAAGGTGCTTATTGTGTATTTGAATTTAAAAACGGAAGATATAGAAAAGAAGAGATGACATTAAAAATGTTATTAGAAGCTAAATCAATATCTAAAAGCAAAAATTCAACTGCATATAGTAAGTTTTCTGATCAAATGTATAAAAAAATTGTAATACGAAGATTAGCAAAACAAGTTCTAGCGGAATCAGGGGCATCATTAGAAATAACAAACATATTAAATGAAGATAATAAAAATTTTAATTTAAATTCTAATAGCAAAAATGAATTTGAAGAATTTGAAGAATTTGAGGTTATCGATGCTTAATAAAAAAATTGTAAAGATAAATAAAATATATGAAGTACTAATTTACAGAAACAATAAATTAATAAATTTTATGGGTTTTTCAAATATAAAAGACGCAAAAAATTATATAGAGGAGAATAAAAAATGATTAAATGGGATGACTTAAATCGTCAAGAAAAACGGACATGTGTGAGTTTGTTTCCAGAGCAGGCTAAACAAGATGATGATGAAGATGTTCGTTTAATGGCGTATGAATTGCTAGGATTTACAGAGCAGGCTGAACTGGATACTAATTGGTTAATTAGGCTTCACGCTTACCAAGCGTTTGGTTTTACCAAAGAAGCATTATTATATGATGAAAGTGAAGTGATAAAAAAAGAAGCAGAAATTTATTTTAAAATAAAAAATAAATTAGAAGGTAAAGATAAATCAGACGATCAAAGTAAATTACAAATAATTAAAGAAACATATGAAAAACTTAAGAAATATTTGGGAGAATAAGATGTATATAATAACAAACAAAATTATTGAAGAAAGACATAACAAAATAAAATCTATCGTAAAAAAAAATAAAGGTATTATTTTAAGTAAAAATTTACCAATTAAAACAACAGAGAAAGTTAAGCTAAAATGCAAACATGGGCATGTGTGGGAAGTTTCAGTGCAAAATTTGATTAATAAAAAAACATGGTGTAAAGTCTGCTCTCAAACTAGACACTTGAAAGTATATACATTAGATGATGTAATTAATAAATCAGAATTTTCAAGAAAGAATTGGGCATTGCCTAAAATCGCCTGATATAAAATGGAGAATATTAATGAATAATAAATTTAATATATATAATATAATACAGTTTTGTTTTAATTATGTGATATCACCCTTATTTTATATGAGTATTGCTTTTGTTTTTAGCTTATTTTATGTAAATATGTGCTACAGATTTGGATTAGCATTTGTATATTTATCTTGTATAGTTTTTTTTATATATAGAATCAAATATAAAAGAAATAATTTTGATGAATTCAAAAAATCTCAAAGATTTAGAGTACATGTATATGTAAATACAACAGTTATAACAATTATATTAGCTGCACTATTAACATATTTGTATTTTCAAATAACTTTATGTTCTCCGATAGTTGGCTATGCTGTTGCAGTCATAGGGATGTTGTATTATTGGTGTGGCTGGATACATCCTGAAGAACAAAAAAGAAGAGACCAATTTAAAAAAGGAATATATTAAATTAATAATTATTAGAGTATATTTGATTATTATGATAATGCTCGCCTGTATTTTGGGATTCATATGGGTCCATGCTTTGATGACCCTCAACATATGATCCATTTGATGTTGTATAACTATTAACATAATGGCTTGCAAAAGAAGAAAAAGAAATTAGTGATAATATTAAAGATATTGTTATTTTTTTCATTATTTAACTCATTGTTTATTAAAACAATAAATGTTACATTTATATTAATAAAAATCAATATATTTTATAACATATCAATAACTTTTCTTTTATGAGTTTCGCATAAATGGGCGTATATTAATGTCATTTTAATATCTGAATGACCCAACAATTCCCTAATTGTGTTTAAATCAACGCCTTTCATAGCTAGTTTAGAGGCAAATGTATGCCTCAAATCATGGAATCTAAAATCTTTTATATTTGCGGATTCTTTTAATTTTTTAAAGAATTCATGGTGTTTTACAAATGTAGAATTGGTTTTTTCATTTAAAAATAAATATTCGCTTTTTATTTTTTGGTATTGTTCTTCTATAACGCTGCATGATTTATCATTTAAATACACAATTCTACTCTTTTGAGATTTTGTGTTATTTGATCTTAAATTAATATACTTATCTTTTAGATTTATATCATTTCTTTTTAAACTCTTTATTTCCCCAGCTCGCATACCTGTATTTAAAGCTAAAATCACTATATTTTTATGCTGGAAATAAATATTTCTGCATTCTGATAACAATCTATCTTCTTCTTTTTTACTTAAGTATCTTACTATATTATTTTTCTCTTCTTTAAGCAGTTTAAAACCTTTGAGTGGGTTTTCTTTTATATAACTATATTCAACTGCAATATTCAAAGACGACCTTATGGCGGTTATTATGCGGTTTATTCTTTTGTTACTGCATTTGCATTTGTTTTGATATTCAATAATAAATTTTTGAATTTTAATATTATCTATTTCATTAATTTTATACTGGTGAAATTTTATTAGTGTTTTAGTTAATGCGTTGATTGTTCCCTTGTCACCTTTTCGATTTTGTTTAAACCAACCAATATAAAAATTATTAATAAAATATCCAAAAGTTTCGCATTCATTTCTTTTATTAGCTACTTTTATAGCTTGAATATCTTTTCCTTGCGCCAACAAGCCAAACATTTTTTTCGCTTCTTCTCTAGCTTGCATTAATGTAATTTTTCCATGTTCTCCGATTGTATATCTAACATATTTATTATTTTTATTTCTATATCGTATAGAGTAGAATTTTCTGCCTGAAACGTTATTCCTTAAAATAAAACCTTTTATTTCGGTGTCAAAATAATCAACTCTACTTTTAATATTTATATTGTTAATAAATGTTTTTGTAAGTTTTGCTTTCATGTGGGGTTATTCTGGGGTTCAATATAATTTATTATATACTAACAATTTTTATGCTGTACGAACAATCTTGATCACTCAATATTATATATTGTAAGCACAGCATAAATTTTATAGCATACAATATAAAAAGTAAATGGGTTCGACTCCCCCCGCCTCCACCAACTATAAAATACGAGCAAACCTATATATACCAATGCTTTATGAGAGAATTATAAATAATAAATATATGGCTTGGGGTGCAATTGGGGTTTTTCGTCTAGATTTTTTGGTAAACATTGTCTATTTTAGAACATACTTTATTTATTTTTATTTGTTCATCTAAACTTTGGAAATCAATATATATTCTAAATGTTTTTTTATGACAATAAGTATGATATTTAATAATATCCTGATAAAAAATATTATGCGATTTATATTTTTCATTTTTCATTAAATTATGTGCCTTGATTAAATCTGACTCAATCGCATAGTAAAAGTCAGAAAACACCCATACGCTAGATATAATGACACTCATTATTATACAAGAAATACATGCTATTATGCTTCTATAATTTTTTTTAATAAAATCTATAATAATGTTCATATTAAAAATTGATCTTTATTATATGATATTAATAATAAACTCGAACCAAATATTTTAATTAAATTGGTTGTATCAGATAACATGGAATAACCGTTATAATATATTATGTCATAAATTCCCCATACAGCACCCCAATATAGCGATAAAAAACACAACGCCAACGCACTTATTTTATATAAAAATGATTTTTTAAATTTATAAAATAATATACATGCTGCTCCTGATATTATGATTGACAAATCATTACAATTCTCGAAAAATATTTCTTTATAAGTCCAATGTTCAATATTATTTAGCATATATATGTACCAGCCTGAGCATAATATAATCATTAATAAGCTAAATATTGTATAAGAACTTAAATTATTTTTAATTTTTGCCATAAAAACACCTATAATGATTACCAAGGCATCATGAGATATACCATAATCAGGTATCTCATGGTGAATATAATATTTTTTGCCTTGGTATCTTTTCATAATTAATCTCCATTTATGTTTACATTACTATTGCTCGTATTATCGATAGGCAATGCCTTATCAAATAATATACGAACTTCTTCTAGCATTGAATTTAATGCTAAAACTTGTGATTTTAATAAATTGCTTTCATTTTGTATTTCTTGCATTTTAATACGCAATTTTGCGTACTCTGGCTCTTCGTGAATCAATGTTACTTCTTTGTGTATAATAGATTCTTTTGATATGCTAAATTGTCTTTATCTATCATCTTGAGTTATTGGAATAACATTTTCTCCATTCGGGCATATGCAACTATTCATTGTAATTACCTAAATCTGTATATGATTGAAGAACTTTGACTATTAAACGCAAAATATGTTTACTTGTTCCATCCTTAAATAAAAAAATTAAATCAGAAAATATTATTTTTTCTTTTATCTTTAGATTATTATCTTTATTTATTGTAATTGAAAATCTATTAGAATCTTTTTCTTTAATAGATAAGGTTTCCCCCTCTGGAATATCAGTATTAAATATAATTTTTGATGGGTTATCTATTGATGGATTGTCAACTATATGTAATGTATATGATAAATTTTCTATTGGATTTTCACTTTCGACCACAATATTATCTTGTGTTACATTTTTCCATGCAAAATTTGTATGTTCATTAACTAAATCAATTTCTAAATTACTGTGTGAATGTATACAATTTTTAGTATTACTTACTATTTCTATGCCGTTATTTAAATTTAATGAAAAAATAACGTCGCTATGAAAATCATAACGAAACTCCATATATGCACTTGCAACATCTTCCAAGTTAAAATCTTCATTAAAACTAAAAAATTGCTGCTGTGATTGCCCTTGCAATATTTTAATTTCACTTGATGCTATGTTTAATTCAGACATAATTAACTCATTCTTTCAATTTGCACTAATGCTTTATGATGAGAAGGGTTTAAATCCAAACATTTAATAAAAAATTCTTTTGATTTTGATATATTATTTAATTTTAAATATGAAAGCCCTATATTAAAATATGCAGAAGCAGTTATTTTTTTCTGCAATGATATTTTGTAATTTTCAATTGATTTATCATAATCACCCATTATATGATAAATATATCCTATATTAATATATGCTAGATAATTATTTTTTTTATCATTAATAATTTTTTCTAATTTTTCAAGCGCATCATCATATAAACCTGCACTACAAAGACTTTCTGATATTAATATTATTGATTCTGCATTATACATATTAACCTCCATATATGTAGGGATATCCAGCAACCACACTTGATTGCTCAATTGAATAAGGTTCACTATCACCTGCTTCATTTGTATTATTGCTTGTATAATTTAAAGTTCCTATTGCATATACAGTTCCGCTTAACCAGTCTGGGTCATCGGCATTTTGACCACTCCCAGTAGCATAGTCGTCTCCTGAATGGCTATGTCTCGCCATTTCTGAAATTGTATTTGTATGATAATCATTTCCCCTAAATTCTCCTAAAGTCTTATCGTCACTAGCACACACTAAAACTCTACCTCTCCAATCTGGAAGGTTAAATGTTTGAGAACCGTTTGCAAATCTATCTGATAAATATATAGAATCATCTCTAGTAATTGATTGACCATTTAATTGAAAAAATCCATCTTTTTTATTAACATTATCTTCCATCCACACAATTTCTCCATTGTATGCTGTGATTGCGTTTTTTTCTTCTTGACTAGAAGATGCAATATGAAGCAATGTTTTTTCTGGATTATGTACTGTAACATTTACCCATTTTTCGCCTGTATATTCTATTTTATCTTCTGGATGCACAATGCCTAAATTATCCGTTGTTATGTTCGCTTGGCTAATAACAAACATGTAATTGCCTTTTCTTTTATTAATTGAATTTAATAATATTTCATTGGTATCATTTGCCGCATCATAAGAACCCAGATTTATTGATACATTAGAAAGATCAATATCAGAAGACACATACTCGAAACCAACTCCGCAAGAAACGCCCATACTTATTTCCACCATATAATAGTAACAATTGCCTTTACTCCAGCAGGCAAGCCAGAGAATAAAAATTTAAATGATTCTACATTGCTAAGGAATGGATTATATGAATAAGAAACTTTATTATCAGTAGTAGAATCTCCTATTATTGTAGGGTTATTACTAAATAATTCATAATTATCAGAACCAACTTTTTTAATCGACCCGACAATAGTCCCACTTGCTAAATTACTCACAGGTTCACCATTATCATCTACAAATCTAAGCATAATCTCGAACCAATTATGCGTACCTCCCATCACTTGTTTTGATATATTTATAACAGTTTCGCTATTTGTAGCTTCGCTTGTTTTTTTCATGATTTTCCTCTTTAAATTTAAAAACTATTACGCTATTCTTCTCCACATTGGAATACCAACAACTTTAGTTGAAAAACTATGACTATGTGCCTTATTTCCGCCCACTGAAGATGTATTCGCTGTCTCCGATGTTATGTAATTTCCAAGTGGATCTATTGACCCTCCATAGTTTGCTTCTCGATAAGCACTAAAAGGATGTGAATGGGAAGGCATTTCGGCTTCCGTAATCGCATGACCACCTGTTGTAGAAATAGTGTTTAAAGCGGGTGAGTTATCGTTATATTTAGTAAACGTATCTAACGTCATTACAGTATAACCATTGGGCACTTTCTCCCAACCCCCAGCAAAACCATCCGCTGCTGGGTTTATGAGTCTGGGAATAGCACTACCTACAGGAAAAGCTTTATCCATAGTGCCGGTAAATAGCAGGTCTACTAACGTCAAAATTGCGGCAGAAGATAACTCAATATCGCCAGAAACAGAAAGATCACCATTAATTTTAGTATCTGAAGGCAATGTTATTAAATCACTAACAGCTATATTGCTTAAATCTCTAGCAGCAACTAAAGTAGATTCATCATTTACAAAATTAGAGCCATTTTTAAGCATTGCGCCACCGTCTGGTGCAGTCGCTCCACGTCTAACAACTATTTTTTTACCTATATCTATAGCAGGATTAAAAATAATTTTTGTAGGATTTTCCATAGTAGGAGATATTTGTATAGATAATGAATATAAACAAGGTATTAAATTTCCATCTGAATTATATGTAACTGGATTAGTTAAAAATTTATCATCCAAATATACTTCAATTGAATTATCCAAAACATTATCCCATGCTTTATTATCCGTTTTGTTTACTAAAGATAACTCTGTAGTAGATTCTGTAGTTATGTGCTGTAATGTATCTAATCTGCTTGATGATGTTGATGCTGCTGTTTGAGATTTAATTGAATAATATTTAGCAGAATATACTTGATCACCACCCTCAATCGGGGTGAATTTATTATCAGAATTAGCATATTTGTTAGCTTCTGAACTCCATTTTTTAGCTGAATAACCTGTATTCCCCTGTTTATCAGCAACTAAAGAATCAGAATTACCCCATAAATAACTATAATGTTGATAATGTAATGATGAATAACCAGTAATAGTAGTTTCAATAATATTGCCATCATCTCCTAGTGAATATAATACATCATTATATTCACTATCTATAGTGTAATTAGATATATCTCTTCCAGCATCAATATTTTGTTTTGAAGCGTTTAGATATTGAGTTGCTTCTGATTTTATATTATTCAATTCGCTATTTATTTGTAGAGATATTAATGCCTCTCTGTCTAAAGCATTCTCTAATTCATCTGGGTTATACCTTTGCTGATTTCTTAACTCTAAAGTTTGATCAATGCTGATATTATATTTAATTAATATAGAAACATTTGAATCTGGAGCAACATTGAATACTACATTAGAACTTGAATAATTTAAATTAGTTATTGTATATCCTGTTGTTTGCAATTCATTATTTAAATAAACAGACAAATCTACTTCTTTTTGGACTATATTATTAAATGGAAATGTTTTAGTTGTTCCATCCCCTACATAAGATTCTTGAGTAGTTTTACTAGAAATAGTCATTTAAATAACTAAAAAAATATATAATAATATATAATTATAACAATTGATATTTTAAAAACTAAAAATTGCAATTAACTATTTGCATATTCTCCCCATTTCAAACTTGACTTAGCTAAAGAACCAAACGGCATTAATTGAGCTGCAAATTTAGCCCAATCATCTAAACCTTTATAATCTTTATTTGAACCCTCCATTTGCGACAAAGCATATGATACATTATCAAAAATAAGAGCTTTGGCAAATGTTTTAGTATTATTAAGAATAGGGTTACTTAATCCATTCATAAAACTATTACCATCATACCTATAAAAATTGAATCCAATCATCCCTAATCTGCTCATTGACCCCAGCATAGAACTTAAAATAGTCTCCGTTGTATCTTTGGTCGAGCCGAATGGGTTTTGCCCGTACATCAATGACATCATTGAATTTATTGCTAAGTTTGCTGGCATTGTTTTTGCTATAAAATAACTAGCCCTGTTCATGTTTTCTAAAATGCTATTATTTTGGAAAATCGCACCCCACATCATTCTTGTAGTTTTTAAATGGTATCCCCAGAACATGTTAATAGTTTGTGCTAATAACTTATTTTGTCCTACAATATGGGTAATTGGAGAGCTGTTTAAAGCTACCGCACTTAAATCAGTATTATATCTTAATGAATATAATTTATCCCTTAAACTTTTTTGTTTAACATCTTGAATATCTAACAAATCTTTACCAACATCGATATTTTGTATATGACTTTTTATATCTTTAATATCATTCTCATTTATACCATATTTAGATAATCTGTCTTTTAAAGAAAGATTAGGGTTTTCAAAATCATATTTTTTAATTAATTTTGCCATTTGCATCCAAACAGCTGCCCTTGTTCTTTCATCTTGACCATGCAATGGGTTCATTATAAATCTATTGTTTACAGCATCAACCCCTTTAAAAAATTTCTGTTTAAATATATTACCCTGTATTCTAGATGGGTCTAATTCTTGAACAGTTGATATTTGATCATATATATTTTTATTTTCAATTGTTGCAATAATCGAGTTATTTATTTCTTTATTTGATTTCTTAATAAAGTCAGAAGTTACTCCTTTTAAATTTTTTGCTAAATCGGATGTTGTTGTATTAATATTGTCCATTAAAGATTTAATATGCAATGTATTCCTGTTAAATAAACCACCATTTTTTAAATATTCTGCAACTCTAGCTCCTGCTGTATCTACAGTAGAAAAATATGGCAATAATATAGCTTTTGAAGAAACTAAAAATTTTTTCCATGTTCCTAAATGTTTTAAATATTTCAATTGTTTTTCGCTGGATAATGAAAGTGAATTTCTTTTTAATGCAAGCGCAGCAGAAGCAACTTCTGGAGTAAAACCTTTTTTGAACGAGTGAGATGGAATTGCATTTATATTTATATTTCCACCAAATATCATATTCATACTATGAGTAAATGAATAACTGTTATTTGCATAATCATAATAATTATCTAGAGGATTATGCCTACTATATTTTTTAATAAATTGAGAAGCTTTATCATAATCTTTAAATGGCAATATGCTTAATGACATGCTTTGTTTAGTACCAGATTTAAAATTCTCTTTCCATTTTGTTAAATCTTCATCTATAGTTGTTTTATTGTAATTTACTACTTTATCGATTAAACTCTCTTCATTTAAATGTTTATCTGTAGATAATTCTGAAATATCTATTTTCCTCTTTTCATCTATCATAGATTTAAATTTGTCTAAATCACAATTATCTTTTATATCTTGAATAAAATTGTCTAATGAATCAGAATTACTAATTAATGTATTTTTATCTATGTTAACTATATGTGTTAAATCATCATCTGAGATAAAAGGTTTTCCAACAGATTTTTTATTTAAATCATTTAATCTATCTTTATATACTTTTATTGCTTCTTTGTTAACTGCATGTGCCATATTATATTTTTCATCATCTGATAATTTTCTATATCTCTTACCTAAATCAGTGTCTTCTCCAAATTTTGTTTTAGAAAATGCTAAATTCTCATTTTTATATCTAAATTCTTGATTTCCTAAATTATGAAAATGTGCCTCTGTTGGTGACATTATCGCATTTTTAAAATAATCTGGGTCATTAATCATTTTAGCTTTAGCAAAATAACGTCTAACAGTTGAAATATTACCTGTAGATAGATTTTTGGCTATTTTAGAGTGTTCATCTTGTATATCATTAATTATTTTATTTTGTTCTGCTCTCAAAGATTTTAATGTGTTATTTTTTTCAGATATATTTTTATAATCTTTTCTTAATTTTATTAAATTATTTTTATCTTCTGTTATTCCAGATTGCTTTTCAAGAGTTATGTGATCATTTAATGCTTTTTCATAATTATTTTGCTTATGATCAAGATCACTATTGTTTTTTAATGTATGTTTAACATATTTATTATGCTCAATTTGTGGAGCTAATCTTTTATTTTCTTCATTAATTTGTTTTCTTATTTCTATTAGCTCAGGGTCTTTACGGATCGATCTTGCTACTTTCATTTCATGGTCATAACGATATTGATTAAATTCTTCTGTAGTATTATTATTATCGAATAATTTCATTTTATCTCTAATATATATTTCTTGTTTTAATGATTCTTCATGTAGTTTTTTTGTATCTTTGAGTAATTGCAAAACAGAATCTTCTTTATTGTCTACATGTTTATCAATTTCATTAAAAGCAGACTGTAGCTTTTCTTTAGATTCATCTCTTGCTTTTTTTGCTTCTAATAATCTCTTTTCAGACTCTTTATATTCTTTGTTTTTGATTTTTTTATTTAAAGAATCTTTTAAATTATTTATCTTTTCTCTTTTAGATGGCAAACCATGTTTATCTTCTTCTACTTTTATTTGATTATCTAAATCTTTAATTGAATCAACTGCGCCTTTTTTATTTCTCACAATCTCTTCCATAGTGTTAGCTTCATCATCTGTAAGCCCAAGTTTTTGACCTTCTAAACTGCAATAATCCATACCTAAATGCTCCTAATTAAACAATTAATGTAACTTTTATACTCATCTGGTCTAGCAAGTGCTTTAACATAGCTAGAAGATAACGGATTCTTAAAAATATCAGACTTATCAGCTAATGTTTTTTTAATATATTTCTCTACTGTTTCAGCATCTGCTCTACTAAAATCAATATTATCAAACCCATTTTTAATCATATGAAATCTTGTATTTTTATCTTTTAAACCTTTTAAATCAGATTCAACTTTCTGATATCTAGATAAATTATACAATGATGCAATAGATAAGGCAGTTTCATTATTATCCTTTGCTTTATTAACTCTGTTTAAATCATCTTCATTAAAAGTTGAAGCAATCGGGTAATGATAATAAAACTCTTTATCTTTTCCCAACTCGTCAAATCTATCATGTGCTATTCTTTTTTGTTTATTTAATTCTAATTTATGTTTTACGTCATCTTCTAATAATGATAAATCTTTACCACTATTATTATGCTTAATGCTATCTAATGAGTCCTCTAAATATTTTTTTTCTGACATTATTTCTGCAACTTCTGAATTTCCTTTGCTTCGGTATGGCATATATTTAGCTTTTGCTAAAATATCAGAAAATGATGTATCAAATTTACCTTGATCTTTTAATTCTTGTATTTTTTTGGTTACACTAACACGTTTTGCTCCAACTTCTTTTAATTCATTTTGGAGAGTATCGATACTATTGATCGTATCTTCATGTATATTATTAAAATCTCGAGTTAAATTTCCTTGTTCATCTCTTATGTCTACAATATCCCCATTATTATTATATTTGTTCTTCATTCCCTTAATTGATTGAATATAAGAATATATATTATTTGATATTTTATCTGTATTATCATCTACTGTATTCTTTATATAATTTAAAGATTCATTGTTTTCCACATCAGATATATAACTTCTATTAATTATCGGTGACTGATCTTTATTTAAACCATCGTTATATATGTTTTTTTTATTAAGTATTTCGTGCATATCTTCATTGCTAGCAACTTTAATTTTTGTATCTGCACTTTTTTTTATTGCGTTTGGTATTATGCTCTCTCCAGAATGTTCGTACCCATGCTTGAAACCAGAACCTGACATAAGTATAGGAATACCAATAGAAAGACCAGTGCCTAAAGCTAATGCAAATGGATCAACTTTTAATTTACCTTTGTCATCTAATTCTAATGAATCATTATATGCTAAATATTCATTAGCCCCCATTCCAGCAAAAGCCTTGGTCATCATGGCATAAGGATTAATAGTGTTAGCTACCTTTGATGATGCTGTAATGCTTGATTGTTCAGCTTTAATGCGTGTCGCAGTTCCCCAATCTAATAAACCATCTGTAGCTTTACCAATTTTTGATCCAATTTTACCAGCTGTTAATAATGCTCCATCTACAGCAGCACCTGCACCCATAGAAGCAAGTGTAAATAAACCTATAGAGCCTATATCTTCACCTAAATCTAATAATGGGTGATTCCCTTTATAGAATTCTTCATTTTGATCAGCTATTACTTTTTTCTTTTGTTCTTCTCTAGCTTTATCGGGTTGGAAAGTTATATAGTCACCTGCTTCTTTTGCTTCATGATATAAAGACGAAGTGCCATAATATAGGGTTGATTTTAACCAATCCATTTTTGTTGGTGCAGATTGAGTATTTACTGTACTTTGTAAGCCTGTGTTTTCAAGATTATCATCGCTAAATATATCAGTCATAAACCACCCCATCCCATGCCTGAACTATAAATAGGACTGTTTACTACATTTTTAATATTATTTTTTTTGCTTAAATCTGTTCTAAATTTCTCACTTTTTTTAACTTCGTCAAGTATTTTATTTAGATTTTCTTTATTATTTCCCACATTAAATGTAAAAGGTTTTAAATTATGAATATTAATAATTTTAATTGAACCATTAGAATCTATCATAGTGTAATCTGAATCATTACCAAATTTTGACCTAGTCATTTCTTTTTGAGCTTTCAAAATATCACTATCACTATCGCTATTTTTTCCAATTGCTTTATCTACATGTTGATTAATAGTTGAATCAATTATTTTTTGTGCAAAATCAGCTTTTGTTTGTGGGTCATTAATATTTTTATTTGAGTAAAATTGATTATTTACCATATATTGCACTCCAGAGTCAGCCCATCCCGAAGAATCCTCATTCGCAGGTTTAAAAAAACCATTAATAAGGTTATCCATGTTCCCATTATCATTATCACTTTGATAATTTTTCACATAAACATTTTGAAATGCGTTTAATAATTTATTGTAAGATATTTGGTGAATAGCGGCAATTGCTTGTATTTGGTTTAATTTTTCTTTACTAAAATATTTATTTTCTGACTTTCTAATTTCATCATCTATTTTAATTGGTTTATTTTCCTTTGCATAATTTTTACTCATATATGATGTTAATTGACTTAAATAATCAAAATTACTATCTTGATTTGTAGCTCCTGCCCTAAATACACGAGCTTGTTGATCTTCATCAGTATTACCACCTATAGGGTCATTACCTATTTTATTAAATAAATCATTTAATACAGCAGTTGTTTTTGTGGTGTATTGTGGATCATTTGGCTGTATTTCTTTTAATTTTGTTTTTGTTTCACTAGGAATACCACCTACATTTTGAAAATCTATACCTCTACTAGTAGATTCATTTTTTAATTCATTTTGATATGATTGATAAGTTTCTGGAGTTTGGTTGTTTTTATAAGCCTGATATGAAGCATTTAATTTTGGTGATACTTCTAACAATAAACCCTCATAATTTGGATGTGTCCCCTTCAAATTAAATTTTGAGCTAATTTTATTTGCATATTGTGATACCTCTGAATTACCGCTAGTCTTCATATCTTCCAAAGTACTAGTAATATCATGCGTACCATTAAGTTTATCACTCATGCTATTATCGAAATTATATTTATCAATAGTAGAATTTATTTGATGCAAAGCCGTAGGGGTAAACTCACTTTCATTATTTTTTACATAACTTTGGGCACTACTAGGGTCATTATTATCTAACATAGACTGAACTACATTAAAGTTATATTTAGATAATGCTTCAATAGATTTTGATTTTATATAATCTTTTGGAGCATTCGGGTATGATTCTGATATACCTAGCATTATATTATGTTTATTTTCATTTTGCATTGGTGTGCTATAAGCAGAAGAATAACCAGAATTTATATTATTATTAATTAAACCAACGTTAGCTTCTTTATTCGCAATTTCATTTTGTTTATGCTGAAAAACATTCATATTGTTAATTAATGCTGTATCATGTGAAAAGCTTAAAGCCTTATAATAAGATAATTGTTGTGGGTTTAAATTTTGCGTATACTTTTTATCTATTTCTTGAATTTTTTTCTGTAAATCTGATACAGAATTAAGTGATTTTTCGCCTGTATCATTAGACTGTATATCTAATTGTGCTTGATTTTTTTCAATAGATGCAGAATTATGAGCATTTATTCCAATAGTTTTATTATTTAAATTTGTATTATATTCTTCTACATTAATTGCTTTAGAAGATGCTTGAGCGACTTTTCCTAATCCTTGAGAAAATTCATTAATCCCACTACTAACATCTGCATTTTGCATTGTTGCATATTGCTGTGGCTGTGCATCTACAGAAACATCATTTTTAACTGGTATAACAAATGCCATTTTTGCCCCTTTTAAATTATTGATTTATTTTTATTAGGTTGAAATGTTTTATTTTTATATAACGCATAATTTGACCAAATGTTAGAAACTTGAGAAGCACCACTTAACGCAGAGCCAGCCATAGCCCAAGGCAAATTACTTTGTTGAGCATTATTTTTATAGCCTATCATCTGTGCTTGTTGCCTCATATTATTAGCTTGATTCTCATCATTATTTAATACATTCATAGATTCTTTTCTCCCTAAAGAAGCCGTTTGAGATAATATATCTAATGCACTACCTTTTGTGCTATCCATTCCACCTGCTGCCATAATAGCCTCTTGTTTTGCCAATAACTGCCTATTATGTTCTGAGTCTTTCTCAGCATCACTTGCTGCTTTATCATCCATTTCTTTAGCTTCTTGATTTGCTACTTTTTGGTTATATTGAGCAACTTCATCTTGATAATCTGACTGTTTTTTTTGGGAATACATTTCAGCACCTGCACTAACTGCTGCGATTCCTGCTGTAATCCATGCTGCCGACACTGCAAATGACATATTAATTCTCCTTGATTAACTTTTTACAATCTTCAATATTATTGAATGTTAATTCATCAACAATATCATCAATATTTGTTTTGTTGGTACAGTGAAATGTTGTCCACAATGTATCTTCATGTGCAAAAGCTGCCCTTTTTGTGCCTTTTTTAGATGCAAATGTTATTGGAGCTTCATATGTTGATAGCCCATCTGGAGTAGCTACTGTTATTTTACCTCTACTAATAACTGATATATGATCAAATTTATGTACGCTTCCAGTAACAACATGATTAGCAGGAATAAATATCTCTCTTGCATATTGTCCATCGCATAAATGATGGTCTACAGGTAAATTTTTTGCTTCTTCTTGAGATGTTTTAACATTTTTGATTAAAAAATCCTCTAACATAAATATTTTATCTATCATAGGAGAGTTATTATCTAGCATAAAAGCTTTAAATTGTTCAACTGTTTGTAGTTCCATATTTATAAATTACCTTTTTCCAAATGAAATTCTAAAATATTAGAATTTTCGTAATGATACACAAAATCAAAACCAAGTTTTTTAATAACATTTGTCGCATAATTGTTTTTTTTAGATGTTATATTCCACAAAAAATGATATTGATTTACCCAAATATTTATTAATTTTTTGCCAATTATTATTAATTCTTTTTTATATTTTTTTATTAATGATGTTGATAGTAAAAATGGTTTCCCATATCCTAAACCGCCACATACACCAAATAAACATATTATTCCATTATCAGAATATGCTATATGACATTCATCAGACATGAATAAAGAATAATGAATAGCATTTTTTATGTTTGTAATTCCAAGCTCTTTCAATTCATTTTTATCAGAAATACAAAGATTTTTACTAAAAAATTCTACATCTGATTGAATAGGAAGTCTATAATTTAACATTATCTTCCTCCTGTATTTATTGTAGGAGATAATAATTCGATATTTAGTGGCAATGGGTCTCTACTTCCAACATAAATAACTGCATTATTTACCCATTTGGGGTTCACAGCTATTCTATAGTCTCCTGTTTTTAAAAAAGGTGGTTGACCATAATCTTCTGTACTTCTAGCTTTAAACTGAACTAAATCATTTTCATTAGTACCGACGTATATGCCTCTTGATTTATACAACCGCATTAATACGTCGCCTACATTGCATCTTCTGCCCTGCATTTGCATGTTTTGCTCTAATGAAAGAGTTTGTAAATCAGCATCATACGAAAGACCGACAACAGCATAGATTACTGGCTTCGGTAGTGTTATTGACCCATTAGATACTAGCAAATCTTTATATACTGCACCATCACCGTAACAAATAACTGTTTTACCCTCCAAATGGCTTAAACCTGTAATAGTTTTTGTTCCAATTCCTGCAATAGATATAGTCCCTGCTGTTACGGTTTCAGATGGTTTACCAGTTAGCGATGTGCCACTTTTTGTTTTAACGTATATATTTAACCCTTTGTCAGAAACTAAATAATCCCCAACATTAACACCTAAATCATTGCTAATTGTTATATTTATATCTTGCCTATAGCTGCCAGATGTTATGTCTGCTGTATGATTATCTTTAGTTTGATCAAGAACTAATCCACTATCTAAATAAAAAGCTTTATTTGGATCGTCTATTTCAAAATCTGTATAAGATTCTATATATATTTTACTTTCATTATTTATTGTTCTTTCTATTGCCATGTATACTTTACTATTATTGTCTTCCATAACAGAACAAATGCTTTTAATTTTGCCATCCGTATTATGTCTATGATACGCATATACTTGTTGCGTAGGTAAATACGTTAAACCTATTAATATACCGTCATCTCTTACCATTAATATTAAGTCATTAGGCTCTCTGGCATAGCACCAATCAATAATTGAATGCCCTCTAAATAAATGATTAGCTTTTATGGTAATGTCTTCACCAATATACTTATCAGATTCAAAATTATACCCTATGTTATATATTCTAGACTGTGTACCGTCCATATATAACGCTTTGCTATCAATATTAATGGGTCTTACATTTGAACAGCCAACATTTGACTGTGAGTAATAACCTGCGGAACTTGGAGTTAAAACTGAATCTCCTTGCGGTTTAATCACCCATTCTGCACCAGTTGACAATGCAATTAAATCCCCCAATTGAAATAAATGCTCTACTGTTGATAATTTATTAGAATTTAAAAATAATGAAATACTGCCATTATCTTCGACAGGATATTCTACTTTAAATGAATTATAATCATCTGACACTGATGACCACACCGCTTCTGGAAATGATTCTGTGCCAGCAAACCACAAACGCCCTTGTTGGAAAGAGATAGCATTAGGATAACCATAACCTTCTCCGTTACCCCAATAAGATTTAGCAAACATTTTATTTGGTTTTAATGCTTTTTCTGGCAATGTTTGTATTATTTCTGCAGTTGCTGATCTTGCATTAGTAACCGATGTAACTTTACAGTATCCTTGATTACTGTGCATGTATTCCCATAAAATAACACCATCGCTAACAACCCCCTCCGTATGTATTGGCGGCCTTACACCAGATTCAGCTGTGCCAGAGACGTTTTTATAAACATTTTTTTCATATGCACAAGTAGTATTAACAGCATATGGTTTAGATTGCCCTGTATCGTCAACCCTTTCAGGTTGCCATTTATCATGTTCACTCTCTAAAACTGATCTAAATCGTATTAATGCACCAACATCATTGCTAGTAAAATAGTCAGCACCGGGGAATCCATTTCTCAATGTAATTGTTAATGTTACAGTTGGGTCGCCAGTAACAGGTTGAATTACTTCTGCCGAAATTGGTTCACTACCATCAGAAAGAATAACGTTATTACCATTTATTAAAGTATAATTTGAAAAAATAAAAGATTTATTATTACTACTAGAACCACTAATAGTAAAACTATCACCATTTTTTAGAGCATTAAAAGCAGTAAATGAACTGTCTTTGGATTCTATTGTGTTTGTTACTGAATTAAATGTAACTCCGTTTTGCTCTGAATTATTGTTTAAATAAGTAATTGTGCTTATTACTGCACCAGTTGAATCTGTAGATAATGTAACAGTACCAGTCTGGCTTGATGATTTCATATAAATATTTTTGATGTTTTCAGGTTGAAACGCACCCCATTTATAATCAAAATCAGATAATTCAAATGTATAAGCATCTTTTCTTGTTAACTTAAATATTCCTATTTTCTTATGCGTTATAAACATTACATCTTTTGATGTTGTATATTTAATATCATATAAATCAGATTCTTCAAATTGTGTCTCAACTTCTACAATATTACCTTCATCATCTTTAAGAATGCCGCCATTTGCATAAAATCTAATATATTTTTCCCCAAACTCCAAAATATAGCTGATAGAATGTTCTATTTGCATTGGTATTAGTCTAACTTTTCCTACTCCTTTTGATGAAGAAACAAACTTAAAACCTTGTCTTTTATAAGCTCCACCAGTTTTTTTTGCATAAAAGTTACTCATTAATGAAACAGAATTATAATATTGTTGTAGGTCAATCCTACCAAACATGGATGGTGAAATTTCCCCGCCCGCAAAAGTTGGCTGTACTATATTTACGCTCATAAATTTCTTACCCTTGAATATACAGAATCGGTAGTTAAAATCGGATCATTTTTATATGAATGAGAATTAATTGCTAAAGCATTATTTAAAACATATTGATATTGTTTGCTGATTGCTGCCATTGTTTGTCCATTATCCATTTTTAAGGGATTTGCTATTCTCATAGCCAATGACAATGAGACTAAATCAACAAAAAGAGGACTCCATAAACTTACATCTTCTTGATAAAAATTATATTCTAATATAGGATTTTCTTTATCCGTAAATATAACTTTTTTGTTATTATTACTGTTTGATAAATCATCTACATAATCCGAAACATTAATTATTTTCGTATCAAAAGATATAGTATTTAAAGATTGTCTTTTATATTTTAAATAGTGTTCATTTTTATTTAAATCAGTATAATCTTGCAATATATATAATGGTGCTAAACAATCAGCAGGATAAGCATAAATAAATCTATAATCTTGAGCAATATTATTATCAGAGCTAAAGCCATCATATATTAATGATAATTTACTTCTTTTAACAGAAAAATCCCATTTTGATATTGAAAGCTCTGATTTTAAACATGAACTAAAAAATGTTCTACAAATATTTGCCTCAGATGAATTTTCATTAATTGCACTTACTGTTGAAAAATGACCACAGTAGCCTAATGCAATATTCCAAACTTCAACAATTGAACCAGCCATTACATAACCTTAAATTTGTTGGCAGGTTTTCGCCTGCCTTTATTTTATTTTCTAAAACCTTGATACCCTGCTACAAATCCAGCAGTTATTTTATAATCAGGTTTAGTACCAGCAACTACATAATTAAGACGCACATATCTATCACAATGCAAGGGTAATGTTTTAACTGGTAAGCGAGTTCCTTTAACTTTATCTTCAAATTTAGATTCAGTTAATACTCTAGAATTAGTAAAACTTTCATCGCTAGCTGTTTCAATTTGAACAGTTAAAGACTCATCGCCCGCTGCTCCTGCGTCAGTGTTTGCATCTTCCATTAACTCACACATGAATACTTTAGGTGTTCCCATTCCCATATCTGGTGTAAGTTGGTTTCCGTATACTGGAGTTGAAGGTTCGCCGAAATCTATAATATTAGTAGATGCAGCAGTTGCAGTTACCGCTTGAGCATCGCTAAACATTAATTGTGTACTTAATAACATTTTATTATCTCCTTTTATACTACTTTAGATTCTGTGTTCACTAGAGCATCACACACTCTAATCGGAATACCACGATAAGAAAGAACTTCTTTCCCTTGAATTTCCATAGGTGTTAATCTGACAAAATTATCAGTTGTACCACCATTTGATGCTAGAGCATCTAAAGACTCCATAACATCTCTGTTACAGTAAATTACTGTCCTTGTGCTTGGAGTTCCTTGAACATTGCCATCAGAATATGTTTTATGACTGGGAGAATATAATGTAGATTTATTTTGATAAAATGCTTTTCTCAAGAAACCATAAAGGTCTACTTTTGAGCCATCTTCTAAATCATTTACATCAATATTTGCTATTCTTGTAACATATCTCCAATCTCTTACAGTAAGACCACAAGCCCAGTTCCATATCTCTTCATATGCTCTAAATAGCTTCCCGTCGGGAGCAATTGCAGAAGGGTTTTCACCTGCATCTTGTCTTTCTATTCCTCCAACAGTTCCCTCTGGGTATAAGCCATGGCATGAGTTTTCCCCCCATGACACCATCCAAATTGAAGTGTTCGCATTTGCAGTTGTTCCACCAGCGTCTATTATTTGATCTCCATTCTGTGCTGACTTATCACTAAATCTTGGAGCAAGTCCTAAAAATGACTCTGGATTTCCAGCTGTATCTCCATAGAATAAAGTATTAGCTACTTCTTGAGATAGCCCCTCTAAAAAACCTTGAGATTCATTTAATCTGAATTGTGCAACATCACCACTAATTTTAGCTAAAGCTGCGTCAATTTGACTTCTTGCCTCAAGCATTCCTGTAGCATCTGTTATTTGTGTATAAGATGATTTAGCAGGTTGTACGCCTTGATAAAATCTTCTCCATGTTGGTTCAGGTATTCCTGTTCTCATTGTTGTTTTATGAGTGTCTTTGCTGTTGCATTGCATCCACGGTATATCTTCTAAGATGCAATTAGTTTGCATTAACATTTCAATGATTTTTGATTCTATATTACCTTTCCCATCTCTTGTAGCATACATATCTAACAAGTCTGGGAATGTTTGACCTAATATTGCCATTTTTGTTTCCTCTTTTATTTACTGTTTGGGTACAAGATTTCTGCTGTCGTTTTTGATGGTGCTGTGTTTCCACTGCCTGCCACAAATCCAGATTCTTGAACTTGTTTACCAATGCTATAAAATCCCTTTATAAACGCTTGGTTATTACCAAGTCTGGTATTGTTTAAGACTTCTTTGACAAAGCCTGCATCATCACCGAACGCAAAATCAAGTCCTTTGCTTGCAGTCGATAAAACATTATTAAACTTATTGCCAAAAGTATTTTTTGATTCTGTAAGCCACTTTTCGCTTGTATCATTTAGCTGATCACTATATTTTTGATTAATCTTTACTTGTAAATCTACTAATTTTTGAGCCTGATATTGGCTTAATTTCAAGTCTTTAGCTATTTCTGAAAATTCTTGAGCTTGATCTTCTAAATATTCTTGACCCTCAGGAATTTTAAATTTTTCGTACTCTTCTGGTATATCATCTTCTTTTTTATGATCTTTATTATCTTCTTTTTGATCATCTTCTTTTTGATCATCTTCTTTTTGATCATTTTCTTCTTTAATATCATTATCGCTACCTAACGCAGTGCTTTCTGCGACTGAATTAGAATCTTGACCTAACGCAGTATTTTCTGATTCACTATTGTTTAATTCTGTATTTGTTTCTATATTTTCCATTATTGCTCCTTAATTTCTTCAAATAAGTCAAATTCTTTCTCTGATATTTCTATAATTTCATCTGTAATATATTTTCCTACTGATTGCCTACCACAATTAAAATACATATAGTTAGAATCGCTATTAAATTGAGATGAATATATCTGAGAAAAGTCTAAAATTTTATTTATAAATTTTTTAAACGACTCATTACCTAATAATTTTTTCATTTCAAGCTTATAAAAATTTTCTTCATGCTCTTTTTTTTGAATTTCTGCTTCATAATCTGAAATATCTGCATTCATAATTTACCCACTATTTCCTATTTGTTGCGACAATTGACCTAAAACATTGTTATTATCTAGATTGGTTTGACTTAATGTTTTCGCACCATTTGCATATGCTTCCATTTGTTGCATTTGCTCTTGTTGTTGTTGCGCTTGTGCTTGTGCTTGTTCCATTTCTTGAATTTGTTGATCTGTTTTTAATATTGTCGGAGGAACGCCAATTCTCTCTGCAAGTTCTTTAACAACGCTATCATAATTCAACATATTTATAACGTCTGGGTTAACACTTGCCATTGCTTCTAAAGTTGAGACAAATTGCGTAATACTGTTAACTTCACTTGCTTTTTGTGCCTGATTTAACATTGAAATATAATCAACTTTAATGGGTTGGTTTTGCAAAATTGGTGGCGGCTCTGGAAGCAAACCAACACGCAAGCACATAGGTAATATTCTATTAAACACTAAGTCTAATGAGCCATTTATACGTTCAACAACACTACCCAATTGTTGTAGCTTTTCTGCAACTTTTTCATTTACTTCTGTTGCAGTCATATTACTTTGTCCATAATTCAACAGCATTCTAAACAAGTCAGTGTAATATGTTTCGTTAATTCTTTGCTCTATTTCTGATATCTTTTGCGATGTAGATTGCAGAGCATTCAGTGGATTAAAAATAGGAGCTATTCCTGATTCCATTGAATTTGGATTTTTAATATTAATAGTTGATGGTTGAATCGTAACTCTTTTATTATTAAAATCAGAAGATGCAACTAGAGGCGGTCTATTAACTAGTTCTAAATTGTATAATGATTCCTTTTCAAATAGCATAAGTTGTTTAGCGTCTGGTACAGCATCAAACCCTACTCCCCAACCGTATACTTCATCTGGTCTAACATCCCACCTAAAAACTATAAAAGGTAACTCATCATAACCAGACAATTCTAAAACTAATGAATCATTGGAGCTTTTTTCATAGTAAATACTTCTATAAACAAACTTTTTTAAATCGCTAATTTTAATTCTTTCATCATTCGGTTCAATAACGTGTACTATTATTCTTTCTGAATCAATATTATTATTTTCAAAACTATTTTTAACACTTTCTGATACGTTTTCTATGCCGAATCTTTCTATAATCTGACCAACGGTCATTGTTATTTCTCTGTACAATGTAGTTGGTTCTAATGTTGAATCATTAGCTAAACAATATTCACCAATATTCATATTATAACATCTGATTACATTGTCGTAATCTTCGGAAATAAATGTAACAGATGTACCAAAGTCCGCACAATCACCGAGTACATTATACATTGACTCATAGAAATTTGATTTAGATAATACTTGCTCTATAATTTTCTCAACTTCATAGAACCAAGCTTTAACATCATCATTTTCTAGCAACTCTGTTCTTGAAGTAGATAACCTAAACCATTTTGAACTCTTTGAAAGCAAACCAGAATATAAGCCACTTCTTAGTACACGAGAAGCTATTCGGGTGCAATTGTTTTGTATATAATGATTCCTCGCCAACGGATTTTGTTTTGACTCTGTATATTTCCCGCTGTAAGGGACGATAAAATCAGTAACAGACCTCCAAAGAGTTTCCCAGCCATTTTTTTTCTTGTTGACCAAAGAACTATATCTTTTTCGTATTGTCTTAATTACAGAATCATCAACATACATATTATTGACCCAGTGAAGTTTTATTACCACCTAAAGCGGTAGCTTGTTGAGTTATAGGCGCAGCATATCCAGCAACATTAGTAGAAGAACTCGACATAGCTCTACGTCTATTTTTCTTTACTTGATCGCTATCTTCTTGAGCCTCTTTATCGATATCTGGCTGTATGATTCTTCTTTGAGGTGTAGGTGGAGGAGATGAACTTCCAGTGCACATAACATATAAAAAATTAAAATAATAATATAAATTATAACATTACATAAATATTAAACTAAAAATTGCAATTAATAACTGGTATAGTCAAAATGTGCTTTTTGTACTTCGTTGTTATTATAACTTTGCTTATTATTTGAGGGGAATGAATAAGCAAAACTTAAAGCTAAAGCATCTGCGTTATCTGGTGACATCCCTAAATCTTTTTTAATTTTATCTTTTGATACTAAAATCAATTGATCTCTTGCATTATGATAATACTCAATTACCTCTAACTCCATTTTAAGCAGTGTATCATTTTCGATACTTCCCCCCTCTTTCATCCATTCATTTAACTTTGAATACATGTAAGCACGCATATTTGCATACTTTGAATCAGGTGATTTACTAGCAAAATTAACATTAATAACATTATAATATCCAAGCTGTCTTAATCTGTCACCATATGGAGCACCGACCCCTGTTGCGTCAATTAAGACATGTTCTACTCTATGTTCATCAATTTTTCTAGATAAATGAGCACAAAATTGCATAGCGTCTCTTGTTTTAGAGCCTGGTATTTTTTCTGGAGTTATTATGTGCGCATGATTACCTTTGCGATATCTTATTACGCAATAATCCGAACCGCCTCTCGCAATATCAACACTCATAATTAAGGGATCATCAGGAAAATGAAAGGGTTGATTTTTAACCGCTTTATCTATTGTTTGTGTTGATATAAATTGCATATCACTAGATGAAGGGAATTCCCCATAAACTCTAACTTTCATAAAATCAGAGTTTTCGCCGTATTGCTCTTTCCACTCCTGAATTTGATCTTGATTAATGCCTTCTACAAATTCACTGTTTATATTTCTAGTTTTCCAATATTTCCTATTTTTTGTGAAACAGTCTTTAAAATCACCTGCTCTTGTTGGGTTTCCCAACGCAAACCATATCATCTCTGTATTGGAATCGGTTAAAGCTCCTTGTGCTGTATCCCATATTTTACTGATTGAGCTAGCTTCATCAAATAGTAGCAATAACCTTTTGCCTTCATTATGAAGACCAGCAAAAGCATCTGGGTTATTTTCGGAATATGGGATAAAGTCTGCTCGCCATGTTTTTTCACGGTCAGGGGATACGCTATATATGCTTGTAGCTGTCATCTTAAACCAATGATTGTGTAGCATTAACCTAAACCATTTTGCAACTTCTGGAGCTGTTTTTTTAAGTAATTGATTTTCTGTGTTTGAAGTAATTACTGCTTTAGTATCTACTTTAGTTGATAAACAAAACAATATTAACCATGCAGTTAAACAACTTTTTCCGATACCATGACCGCTTGCTACCGCTTTACGTATTGCTTTATAATTGTTATTTGGTAATTCTTTCAGATCATTACCTAACTCCACTAATATTTCTTTTTGCCAAGTCCTGACACTATGTTGCTCTAATTCTGTTCCAGCCTTACCCCACGGAAACGCCCATAACACAAAATTATAAGGGTCGTGCTGATATTCTTTTAATTTCTTAGCAATTGCCCTGTCGAAATCTTTTTGTTGCATTTTTTTACCTCTTTAACAATCTCATGCCACACTATATTATCAATCACTATCACTTGTTCTTACCTCTGCTTCACTTAGTAAATCAGCGTATGTGTTGTCCGTTATTTCAACTTCATGTTTATCTTTTTGACCACACACATTTTTTCCTAGCCAAACTAACATAGTTGCATTACCATCAACCCCAGTTCCTGATTTTCCTAAAGCACATTGAATTTGTGCCATTTTAATATTTGCCTCTTGATAGCTATTTCTTACCGATCTAAATTTTCGGGGTTTTCCGTCTTTATCCTTATAATTTTCTGCAACCCATTTATATAATTTTTCAGTTGCAATATCCAATTTTTTTGTTATCGAGGCTACGTTGTAACCCAATCTACAACACTGTTCAAATAAATCTTTATCTACTAATTTCTTTTTCATAATTAAACCCTTTTAGTTGGTGCTGAAAAGTAAAAACCCATAATATACATAGTGCATGGTATCAAAATTGGCGGCATTACTAGCCCATTAACTTCCTTAAATACAATATCTGCATCACCTGTAAATATACTCATAATAAACCCGTGCGATTCAATGTATGGCACATAAAAAGGAATATTTGTATATGCAGCAATTACGGGATATAAAACTACAGAAAATACTAGTGTTAAAGCTATTATTCTCCGTGTCCATTGATAGAATTTATTATTTGATGCTCTGTTTTGTATCTTGTCTTTAGCTAATAACTCTTGCTGTTGTTTTTTAATCTCTGCTTGATTTTCTATGTGTGTTTTTATTAAACCAACACCCGAACCAATTATTAATGATGTCATATCTAAACCTAAATTAAAGCTCATGTATAAACCACCTCTCATATAAATTTGTATTTAAATTTGTATTTACCCATGGCTTATACAGATATTTATGTGAATCTAGATTGTTTTTTCTAATTAGGTCATCTTTTGTTTTTTTATCTTCTATTATAATATCTATAGCTTGTAAGGTGCTTACATTATCAACAGTTTTAATAAAATAAATATCATTTCTTGATAAATTATAATCAGATATAATACTCTCTAATGATTTATAATATGCACCTCTGTAAAAAAACTTTGAATTTATATATATATCTTTTATTTTTTTTCTTTCTTTCCCTCTTAGACGATCAAGGACTTTATTCCTGATTATTTTATTAACATCTAAACTTAAAAAATTATGAATCATCTGTTGTAAATTACCCGATCTGGGTTGTAAGTATTCATTAATTATATCTTGTTTAGTCATTGTAACCTCCCATTTTAAAAAGGTATTTCCCCACCAAAGTTATTAAAATTCATTTCTTTATTTTCAGTTTTTACACTGCTTTTTTTATCTCCTCCTATAAATTGAAATTCTTTCAAATTTATTGATGTTTTGCTTTTTTTATTCCCTTGGTTATCTTCCCATAAATTAGTTTTAAGTTTTCCCTCTATATAAAGCTGTGTTCCCTTATCACAATATTGTTGTATTAATTCTGCTTGCTTGCCGAACGCTACAATATTATGCCATTCTGTACTCTTGACATAATTTCCTGTTCTATCTTTGTATTTTTCATTTGTTGCGATGCTAAAATTACAAACTTTAAAACTTCCATCTTTAAGCTCTGGTTTTCTGCCAACTGTTCCCAAAATAGTTACTTTATTTATTCCCACCATTTATTAAATCCTCTTTTTAATTCCCTGCATTTATTGATGATTCGAATTAATTCAAATATTCCAAGTGAAACAATGAATCCCCAAACTGGAGTATTAAGTAATAAACAACTTAATATCGATAATAATAAAGTACCCACAAATATATCTGTAATGCTATAATTTTTACTTAGCAAGTAACGCCACAAGAAACCTATTCCAGCAATAATTATCCCTACCCACAAAGGAGCTTTTAAAAGCAAAAGTGTTAAAACTGCTATAATTCCAACACTAATCAAGCTTTCTTTTATAATTTTTTTATTAAATTTAATATTCATATTATTCTCCTCACCAAATATTTTTTTTGATTGCATTTTTAATAAGCTTTTCCAGTATCGAATTGGGGATACAAAGAACATCTTTTAAAGATAATTTGCCATTATCTCTAAACGCATATAATAGCTCTCGTGACAATTTCCATTCTGTTTTATTTTCCATATTTTAAATCCTCACTTGTTAAACTTTCTAATTTATTTTTAATATTAAAATATTTTCTTGATTCGTTTTTTATATCTTCGTTTTCATCTTCTAAGGATACTTGTGTAAAACCAAGACATTGATAAGCCTCTAATCTAATTTGCCAATGATCATCTTGTGTAGCTTGTTTGTAGTTTTTATAGCCCAACGCTCTATAAGCGTTCCTTCTAATTTGCCAAGATTTATCATTCAAGTACTGTTCTGTAAACCCAGAAGATTGATACATGTACAGACGTATCAAATTATAATTATCGATATCATCGTCAATAATATGAGTGTTTATTATTCGATGAGGTGGAGAGTAAAGAGTGGAATATGAGGGGGTAGTAAAAGATTGCCATGTAACATACAACAATAAACCAATAATTATTAAAATGGCTGGAATAGCAATAAGCAATAAACCATAAAGTTCATTCGTCTTCATTTTAATTCATCTCCTGCAAGCCCCTTGTAATACTCTTCGAGAGCATCTATTTCTATATCCTCATTATTTTCATTCCCTATAATAAATAGCAAAATCAATATAAAAACAAACAACATAAAAAACATAAAAACATTTAAAAATATAATCATTTTTAATTCCTCCATATAAAGATTTTTTTTATTAAATTTGACATGAATAATTTTTGTTTTTCTAAAAAAATAATTTGAAAACATACTAAAATTGCATAAATTTCAATGACGGATAAAATAAAATCAATCATAATAATTCACCCATATAATGATAATTTGCGTAATTCTTTTTGCCTTTTTCTCTTATTTCGATATATCCATTTTCCGACCATACTTTATTTACAGTTAACGCATGTATGTGCGAGTCTTCTTTGTAAACGCTATCTAATAATGCTTTTAGCAAATTGTCGCAGTCTGGTCGTTTTTGATGCGGTTTACCCACCATTTCTTTTTGTTTTTTCTTAGAAAATGAACTGGGTATTTGTATGCCAAAAGTTATGTGATCATAGTTATCAACTTTGATATTTAAACGCCTGCATTCGTCTTTAAATTCGAGATATTTAAGAACGCAAGGGCGTTTTTTCCATCTATCAGAGCGGGTCATTCTAGGTGCAGGGCATGGGTCAATAGCGTAAATCATCTCTTATCCCTCTTTTTGTTTATTTTCCGTTCATTGATATATCTAATAACCTCAGACTTATTCGCTCTAAATGGATTATCTGGACATGTAGCAATTTGACCCCTATTCATTAGATTACTAACAGTACTTCCACATCGATCTATCATAATAGCTATCTGATCTCTAGTAAGTTGAATATCATCATCTCTGTTGACACTTTCATTTAATAGCTGAATCTCTTGCTTTAATCCCTCAATCGCTCCACTCAATAGTTGAATATCGTTCTTAGTTGCTATCTGTGCTAGTTCCATTTGTTAACCTTTTGTTTCTTTTTCTTTCGTGTTTATACTGCTATCTTTAAACTACTATCGTCTTTTAAATTCTTGTTATTTGTTGTGATGTAATCGCAATAAATTTTATTTAATCTTGTTTTTACTGGTGAATCGGGGTAAGGATCACCAGTTGGGACATTATCAAGACCATCTGGTAAGTTCTGATACTCTGCGATAAACTTTTTCTCCATTGATCTGTGTTGTTCTGTTGTCATTGTGCAAATTCTATAATATCCACCAAGTAATTTTACAACATGATAAATCCTTTCATCTTGCCATTGAACTTGTGATGTTTTGCCATAGCGAGTGACAGTATTCATCAAAACTTGATACGCTTTAGCTCCATTACTACTTGAATTAACTTCATCATTAGCACCGCAGTATTTACGAATCTCTGCAACAGTAGGCATATTTGAGTAGACTCTATTTTTTAATATTTTTACTACGCCCTCTAAAAAAGTCTCATCTTCGATATCATCTAACGCCATGTAGTACATACGAATATCTAGATCAGATAATTCATGCCTGAAATTGTTAGCTAAAAAAGTTATTCCGTGTTTCAGTGTTTTCTTTTCCATTATTTTCTCCTTTATTTTAAAGATTGTCCCAAATTCTCAAATTATGGTCTGTTAAAGCATTACCCATTAATTTTTTGCTAGAGTTAGTAGCTAACTTCGTAGTATTAGCAGTAAAGTTATTTTGATTTGAATAAAACGACCTCCAGTTGCTCACTGTGGCGTTTTCTATAATTTCCAACCTAAGACTAAGGTCAAACGAATTAATCTTCTTCACGAGCAATTGTATAGCCCTAGAAGTCAATTTATGTTTATTCTCTTTTCTCATTTCTAAATAATCTTGAAAAGCATCATGTAAAGTTGAATCTAAGTCTAATTTCCAGTTGTAATCTTTAGATTTTAGTTTGATTACTTTTTGTTCTTCATTTAAACCTAAAACAGAGTCCTTTTTTTTATTTATTTTTTTT